CACATCCCATCAGGATTAGTATCCAAGAAGTTCTTGACAACGGCGAGACTGAAAAAAGTTTTTCCAGTACTAGACTCGCCAGCAATGGCAGTAATCTTATTCCCAGATACACCACCAAATATACTACCAGATACGAGTCCGTTAAAAATGTACGAACCTGTGTCCACGTAAGTTTCTGTTTCGTCGATGTCTGAGGCAATTTGTGCGTATTCGTCACCAATCTCCTTTACAATGTCATTTAAAAAGTTCATTCATAATCTCCTAATGTTTCACAACGTTTGATATATTCTTCCTGAGTTATGAGATTAAAACTCATTGTCCTTCGTTCTTTAGTAGACTTCATAGGATAAACCAGGTGTGCTAACCAATTTGGGAATAAAATAATTTTTCCAGCATATTGATCTGGTTCCCAGGTCTGTTCACTATAACTATATTCTGCACCATAAACATACTGCAGCAGACCGTTTGTTCTAGTCTCATTATCATAAGAGAGACCAAGATCTGACTCTTGCAACTCCTCTTGATCATCAGGAATCTTAAGTAGAAGAACTCCAGCAACTACAGAACCGTGACTATGTATAGGTGTGTAATCACCTTTATAATAACGATTTACCCAAGCATCAGAATATCGAATAGATTTTCTGTGCTTAAAATGAGGATCTTCATCAATTAAAGATAATCTCAAAGACTCAGAATCAGTAAGATATTCTAACTTGTCTGCATTATCAGATGCACCAATATAATGATTCGCAAGTTTTTCAATGTATGCCTTGAATCCAATTTCTTCTAGAAACTTTTCTTCAAAGTATACTACCTCAAGATCACGAGCTAGAAGATTTGGTACAGCATGTTCGTGAGATGAGTATTTCATCTTCTCACGTTTGTTTGAACAGACTTCTTCAGTTTTCCTATTAATACTATCGACCATATATTTTGGACAGTCGGTCTCCAAAACATATGGTCCAAATGGTTGATGAATTTTTACAGATACTTTCATTCCCACCTTTTAGTCTTTAGATATTTTAGCACATCTGCACGAACATCCATGAGTTCATGATAGCACTTCTGATTATGAGCACACTGTCGTAGTTGAGGGTCTGGTTTCAAAACAGACTCTACGAAAAGATCAACTCCTCGATTCCATTTGTCCCGTTTGGACTCTCCATCATTAATAGTGTATTGGTCTTTCATACAAAAAATAGCTCCAGGTTTACAGTTTTTTCAACGTTCCATCCAATGGAATCAAGGATGGTTTTCAGTGGTTCAAGGAATGACTTCTCAAATTGTAAGTCTCTGTCGATGTACTTGTCAAGACCAAACTCATGAGGAAAGTCTTGAATAAATGAAATCACATTCTCATGAATGGGATTTGGTTTTTTGAGGTAAATGAACTTGATCTTTTCTCCATTATTAATCAATGAATACTTGTTATCAAGTTTATTCTTCTTGACATAATAGTTGAAAAGAAGTGCTCCACGACAATGAATGGGGGTTCCCTTGCTGTAGATTGATGTATGAGACTTATACTTCTCAACATCAGATACCGATCTAGGAAAGGCAATTGATTCTGGTGGAAGAGATTTGAACTCATCACGACACTTATCAATGAACGATATCATATCATCTTCTGTGCCTGTCATGAGAATATGAAAAGCATCTTTTAACATTTTCCTACAAGGAGCAGGAGTAGATGACTTGACAGACTCAATGCCCATCACTTTCAGTTTAGGATCTTCATACCGAACACCCTCACTGTCCCATACATTCAGAATGTATCGTTTCTTAGCAGTCCAGATTCCACGGTCAGCAATGTTCTCCCGTTTCATCTGCATTTTTTGGTCATATGCCGATACGTAGTCCGCAAGTTCCTGGTAACTTTTCTCGATGAACGGTTCCAGTTTATCTTGGCAGATCTTGTCAAGGATCGTAACAATTGCGTTCTTATCACCAGACTTATTACCAAAAAATTGAGTAACAAGAGGTCCCATATTAAGGTAGATTGAGTCAGTGTCAGATGCGATAACATAATCCACATCCTCGGTTTTTAAAAGGTTATTTAGATAACCATTCATTTTACCCTCAATCCACCGAATACTTACTTGTCCCGATAGAGTAATGGCCTCTGCGTTTGCGAGCTTGTAATATCGGAAATACTGATTGCCGATAGCACCATAAGCACTATTAAGAGAGATCTTCTTAGCCATTTGAATGTTGTTGCACCTGGCAATCTCTTTTTCAAGTGCTTTAGTTGGGGTTTTTTCATAGTCCTGCTTTGCCTTTAGCATCTTTTTCTTAAAGATTACACGGTCCCCATACATCTTCTCCATGAGTTCAGGCAAGAACCCACGGACATCTTTACGGTACATCGCACCATTCGCACAGACCGCATAGTTACTATGCAGATCAAAAGAAATCTCTTTCTCTAGAATCTTCTTAACACTTGCGGTGGGATGTCTTTCCTCCAGTAGTGTCTCTGGGGAAATATTGTATTGCATAATAAGATGAGGGTACAGACTATTAAGGTCAAAACTGACCACCCAATCATACTTTCCTGGAATCGGTTCCTTGACATAAGCACCTGCGTACTTTTCGGACTTACTACCACCAACCTTTGGAGGAATAACAATATCTTTTCTCTTTAAATAGTTATAAATGATAGCATCCCACATTCGTACTTGATAGAACACATCACTATAGTTCACTTTTGCTTCGTATGCCATAGTGATAGCAAGTTCAATCAGTTTCATCTTGCCTTCCAGACGGTCAACAAGTTCCACGTCAATGATGTTGTATTCTACAAACTTCTGCCAGTTGCCAGTATAGAAATCTTTGAACGTATCAAACTCAGAGTGATCAAGTTTCTTCTGCCCAAGTTCTACATTAGCAATGTGATCTAGACGATATGATTCTTGTGCCTTGTAGGTGAACTTCTTATAAAGATCAAGATAATCTAGTTGAGAAATACCACCAACATCATAGGCAATCTGCTTGCGTCCCATGATGTAGACTTCCTGCTGAGTCACAAGACCCCAAGGAGAGAAACGTTTCATTTGCTTCTCACCTAAGACACGTTCTAGTCTTCCACAGATATATGGAATATCATATAGTTGAACGTTCCATCCAGTTACAACTTCAGGAGGATTCTGATCCCACCAATCAAGGAAGGATTGTAGAACTCCTCGTTCAGTACTGCAATGAAAATACTTTACGTTGTCTTGCTTAACTTCAAAGGGTTTTACACCCCAGGTCATAATTTCTTTACTAGCATAGTCCTGAATAGTAATACACAGAACTTCCTCAGAACAAGACAAGGTATCTGGGAAACCTTCTTCCGCAGATACCTCAATATCAAGAGTAATAACTTTAATCTTATTGATATCAAATTTTAATTCTTCCTGAGGGTATTTGTCAGAAATATACTGACAAATATAACGATCATTACCGTAGATAGAAAAGTTTTCTACACCATCATACTTTTTATAAAACTCCCTACAATCCCGAACGGAACCAGGTTGAATTTTTTCAACATAGTCTCCTTCTAGGGTCTTGTATTTGGATTTAGTTTTAGATGGTACAAATAGTGTTGGGGAATATTCTTCCTTATACATCACATGCCGACCGTCTTCATAACCACGAAACAGAAACTTGTTTCCGATCATTTGGACGTTGGTGTAAAAATTCATTGCAAGAGATCGTTGTACTTTTTCAAAACAGAAGACCTAGGGTCTGCCATTGTAAGGATTTTATCAGACGACATCATGAACTGATTGTCGTCAGTAATATCAATTAACCACGGGTACAGTGTGCCATCTTCTTTGATGATAAACGGTTCCGTAAGTCTGCAATCGGGTTCTCCAATTTCTGCCCCGACTTCTTCAATTTGACTAATCAGTAGAGTCTGGTCCATTAAAACCAAAATCTTGATCACTAATTTCTCCATACTTTTCATCCTCTTGATCTAGAATTTGTGTTTGATATGCATCGGCAAGTTTATCAATTGGGTCAACAAAAGTTACAATCCAATCCATAGCAACAGGAAGAATTGGTCCTTTACCTAGTGGAACCCAAGGAGTCAATGAGATATCAAAAGTTACTTCGGTCTTATTATCTACACCTTCAATGTTCTTCATACGAACAAGGCAAGGTTTCCGAAAGAAATAACCAACAACTTTGTTCTCGTTAATCATCTCTTTTACGTCGGTGACGACTTCTTCACCAGACTTGAGAATAGCAAGTTTTACAGTCATAATCGAATTTCACTCCAAGTAATTTTACCAACAAAAAAGGGAGGTGTCAACTGGTTTTTGCCAGTTACCTCCCCGTCTGCGACGACGATATTCATTTTTATTTAGACTGTTGGTGGTGTGAATGTTCTGACCAAGTAAGGTCTTACCAACGGTGCATTATCTCTCGCAACTAATGCATCGATACTACTTTGAAAAGTATCAGTCATAAGTTTTGGATAAATTCCAATCGCAATAATCGGAACTAAAAGAGCACTGATCACATACACTTCACGGGGTTCTGCATCAACAAGATTTGCATGATCAACCAATTCTTTGTTCTCTTGTCCAAAGAAGATCTCCCGCAACATAGACAGAAGATAAATTGGAGTCAAGATAACACCGATACCAGCAAGAATACAAACAGTAACACGGAATGGAACTGTATAAACAGTATCAGTTGCGAATCCAGTAAACACCATTAGTTCACTTGCAAATCCACTCATTCCAGGAAGTGCCAAAGATGCCATAGAACATGCAACCCAAAGACCAAACATGACTTTCATCCGTTTACCTACACCACCCATCTCATCAAGTTGTAATGTATGAGTTCTGTCGTAGGTTGCACCCACAAGGAAGAATAGAGATGCACCAATCAGACCATGACTGATCATCTGAAGCATGGCACCAGTGGTTCCGAGAGCACTATAACTTCCGATACCAATGAGTACAAATCCCATGTGACTGATCGAACTATATGCGATCTTACGTTTGAGATTCCTCTGTGCAAATGATGTTAGTGCGGCATAAATGATGTTCACTACACCAAAAACAATCAATAAAGGTGCAAAGACTGCATGTGCTTCAGGAAGAAGTTGACAGTTAAATCGCAGAAG